GCGCGCTTGAATGGGGTTCAAGAGGCCGTGAGTTCGATTCTCGCCACTCGGACCAGATGATTCTCAGTCGAACAATTGTTCGACTGAGAATTTTTTTGTTTTTCAGAAGCAGACGCTTCGGAAAGATTAAAATAAATAAGCATTTCCGTGTCTGTGATCTCGATGCGATTTACAAAGGTATCAATGATCCTGCGGTTATAATCCTCGGTACGTTCATTAGGAGAGATAAGGAACTGCTCCAATAGGAAGAGGATGCGCTCACGATCCAGAACGGGTGGATGAATTTCTTTCAGGGATTCTAATTGATAGTTGAGGGTGCTTTCCTGCTGCTCCAAGTCAGCAAGGCGGGCGGACAGACGAGAGCTGGCAGTACCGTTTTCAATGGATTCAATGATATTGTTGATTTTTCGGCGCACATCAGCCAGGTTTTGCTCTAACATTGCACGCTCTGGATCGGGCTGGTTGACATCTGCCTGCTGTGCAGCGGCAATAGCGTCGGCCAGATCTTCAAGAGTGTCTGGACGAAGGATATTTTCACAGATGGCATTGACCACAAGATTCTCGGCAACATCTTTTGGGATGTTTTTCTTTTTGCAGGTACCGCCATCAGCTTTATTCCCGCAAGCATAGTAATAGTAAACATCGTTGCGGCAGTTGTGGCCGGAGATGCCCCGCATCAGACTGTGGCAGCAACCGCAGAAAAGCTTGCCAGAGAGCAAGTAATCAGCATGGGAACTATGTGGTGCACGGTGCTGTTTATTGAGCGTGAGCATTTTCTGCGCCCTCTTCCATAAATCATCGTCGATGATGGCGGGGATTGCACCATCAATGCGGACATCGTAGGCCTTGCAGATATAGACACCATGATAGGCTTCATTCTGGATGATACGAGGAATGCTGCATTTGTTAAAGGCGTTGCCCTTACTGGTACGGAGCCCGGCAGCGTTCAGCTGATCCACGATGGAAGCGCTGCTCTCTCCGGCCGCATAATGCTCAAAGATGAACCGGATAGTGGGGGCATTTTTCTCGTCAATAATAAAACGCTTGTGTTCATCTGTGGTAAGCCCCAGGGGGCGGTTAGGATTGATTGCCTTCCCCTTGAGTGCGGATTCCCGCATACCACGCCGCATCTTTTGAGCCAGCTCAGCGGAATAGTATTCGGCCAGGGATTCCATCAGACCTTCCAAAATAATGCCCTCTGGTCCTTCCACAGAGCTTTCGGCTGCATAAAGAATACGAACTCCGTTATCTCGCAGCTTCTTTTTGTAGACCGCACTATCATAGCGATTGCGGGCAAAACGGTCAGTTTTCCAGCAGATCACGAGATCGAACAGATGTTTGCTGCTATCTGCGATCATCTGCTGAAAAGCCAGCCTGGATTCAACACCACGGCCCGAAATGTGCCGGTCAATGTATTCATGCACGATTGTCAAGCCATGCTGCCGGGCGTAGGCTTCGCAGTCCCGGCGCTGGCCCTCGATGCTCTGCTCGGTCTGCTGGGAACCGCCGCTGTAACGGTAGTAGGCAACCAGACGGTTCCCGGGAGATACTTTCTTTTTTCTTGCCATGATTGCTCCTTGTGCGCTGAGCAGGATCATGGTACAATGAAATTGCTCAGCAGGCGTGTTTTCTTATCCTATGATTATTCTCCGACAGACAGATTCCCCATCTGGCCCCGGCGGCTCTATCGTACAGAGCTGCCGGGGATTCTTTTTGCAATAAAAACGACCCCACCATGGTACGCATCGTTGAGAGGCGCGGCGGGGTCTGCAGTACGATTTTAATTGGTATGTTCTGAGGAGTCTGCCCCCAACTGCGCCCTTAGAAGCTCCATCATATTTACCATGGGAAGTATGATCTTACCGTTATTCAGGACGGTGGTAGAAATTGTTTCGATTTTACCCCGGGCGATACTATAGAGAGCGGTTGAACCATTCAGCCACAAGGATGCGGTGAAATCTTCATCTTTTGTGGATGCAGAAGTGCAAAACTCGCCGATCAATACGATATGATATTCCAGCTTGGCATCGGTGTTGTCCGGAACAGAATAACTTCCATCAAGGGTCAAACGAACCTTGCCCAGCTTTTCTGTTTCATCATCAGAAAGTGAAAGCTTGCTCACTGCCACCTTTACGTCTGTTTTCAAAACAGCATCATCGCCAATATCAAGCAAGTTGTTTGTAATGGTGCATTCTGTAATGAAACTGTTTTTATATTGGATGTTGGCCGAAAATTCATTGACATTCACGATGCAATCCCTCCCGGTGCCACTTTCTTGAAATCAATACGGAGCGCGTTTGAGAACTCGGTTTCCTCAGAAACAACGGTATGAATACTTTGCGAACGCACAGGAAAAAGCTGAACAGAGACAGATACTTCATCAAAAGTTAAGGGACACTGTACAGAAAGCTTGAGCGCATTTGCGATTTCCACTAAGGTGTCGATGGTGTAATTGCATTCGCCGCTTTCCCAGCGGGATACGAGGCTTTGTTTTACACCCATTTTTTCGGCAAGCTCTTTCTGGGACAAATTGAGCTGCTTGCGCGCCTCCCGGATGATCTGACTGAGTTCAATGTGAAGCGCGGTCTTAGCTGTTTCTACAACAGACATGCTCTGGGTCAGAGCTTCCACCAGATCAGTCAACGTTGCTTTGCAGGACATGTTCATCTCTCCTTTAACAATTCTTCTAAACGCTGCCTTGCGATTGGAGTATATGCTGAATAACTGGTTTTCTTTTTGCCTGCCCGTTCATAGAAAGCAGCCAATAAGTAAAGGTGCCCCTCCTGATAAACGAACAGGATCCGAACGTTGGATGACGTAAATGGAAAACGCATCGAACAGAGCGGAGCTTCTCCGGCGAGGTGCTCCATGGGAGCTCCTTTCCCTTTGATCGCATCATCTCCGTATGAGTTCAGATTGAAAAGATACTCTTCCAGCTTTGACAGGAACTGCCCTTCGACACCTGCGCCTTTCAGGACCGCAAGCAGCTCGCTGATCACGGCGGAATGCAAGGTTATCATACTCTCGTATTTTGAAAACAGTTCAATCAACAACCGCAAAAATCGATCTTTGTTCAGAAAAATCACTTCCTCCAATATGAATTATATCACTTAAAAGTTATATTTTCAATAGAACGCTCCACAAAAACGTGAAAAGCCCCGCCATGGTACGCATGGATGCTCATCCCCCCACCGGCTGAGCCCGGCGGGGGATTGTTTTGCCCCGCTGGTGTTGCCGCACTGGCGGGGTTATTTATTTGTATTGGTAAGGCCTTCGCGCAGTGCAGCAGCATCTCCGATTGTCCAACGGGAAATGTCCTTGGGTTTTCGATTCAGGCCATCATTATAACCTTGTTCGTAGCCGTTTTTCTTACCCTTGCGATAGCCTTCGCTGAAACCTTCCTTTGTGCCGAAATTGTATCCGTTATCATAGCCGGAGGATTTGGCATCTCTTTGCACTCTTTCGATATAAGGAGAAGACGGTGTATAGTGAGGTGCAAAATATCCTTCGCCAACGCAAAGGCCCGCAAAAAATAAAGAGATGGCAATAATAGTAAGAAAAATAAATAAAAGTCGGAAGTGTTGCTGCTGCTTTTTCAGTTGCCGACTGAATGAATTAGCTTGCTGATTCCAATAAATAGAATCATGTCCGTCACAATCGGAAGAATTATAAGCAGTCATTAACCGGGTATTTAATGATCGAATTTCACGATGAAGGTTGCCATTCTCTTGACATTCGTTATCATAGAAATGGGCCCATTCCTCCGCAGTGGAACCCTTATAGCGAACGGGATTTTGTACATTTCCCTTGAGCTCTTCTAGTGAAAGTTGAGTATATCTATTCTGGGCCTCAGTACAAGCATTGTACCAATATTCCGCAGTTTGTCCGGCATATGTATCAGTTATAATTTTAGGAAGAGAGTGATTTTTGACTAACTGAGAAAAATACTGTTTATACCAGTATTCAGCATTATGGCCTTCGTAGAGTTCAGGCTCTGGGGGAGCTTTTTGTCGCAAGTATTCGACTTCGGTGCGAAGATCTGCGATTTTAGACTGGTAGAGTGAGCAACTTTTTTCAAGCCCAAGATACTTTTCCCGCCACTCGATGGAACTTGAATCGTCCGGCATCCGGGTCTGCGTTTGCAGTTCAAAATAACGGTCTGCCCAGTATTTGGCACCATGGCCGAGATAGGATGAACTGGACATAATATGCCTCCTTATTTACGCTTCTTTCGTATCCAATGCATCCGCAGCAAGTTTTTTATAGTATCCTGTACGATGTAAGTCCTCTGCGTACTCAATGACCTTAGACTGACCTTCTTCATTCAGCTCATCGAAAACCGAGAGCAAAGAGGTTTGGGCCTTGGTGAGGGAGGTCTGTGCCGGTTCGGCATCTTCCATTCCCATTAAATAAGTGGGAGTGGTATCTAGTACCAATGCAAGTTTTTCAAGAATAGAACGTTTCAGGTTGACAACAAGGCCATTTTCATATTTATAGATGGCCGCTTTTTGCACACCAACTTTGGCACCGAGTTCTTCCTGCGTCATCTGATGCTCAATGCGAAGCTGGCGTATCCGTTCGCCGGTGGTCATAGGACATCACCCTTTCATACGTTGTATCTTAATAATAACACAGATAATCTAAAAAGCAAGAAAAAATATCTTGACAAGATTCATACAACATGCTAATATTTAAGTATCCTAAAAAGATACTTAAATATAGAACAATATTTAAGGGGATGGATGAACGGAGGTGAAAAAGGGTGAATAAGAGAAAACTCAATGCTGTTATGCAGTTGCATGGGGAATCGCAACAAAATCTGGCGGATTTCCTCGAAATGAGCCTCTCACGGCTGAATGCTAAAATTAATGAATACCGTGGAGCACAGTTTCGACAGAATGAGATTGCAGCCATTCAGGAGCATTACGGCTTGACTGCCGAAGAAGTGAACGAGATATTTTTTGCTTCATTGGTATCTCAAAAAGATTCTAACGGGCCAGCGGCTTGACCCCACCGACCCGAAGAAGAACGCATGAAAAAGCCCCGGCGGGGAGCCGGGGGAGGAAGGGGGATGAAGAGGTGGCAGACAACAAAAAGCCCTGCGCTCCGGTGGAAGCGGAGAGCAGGGAATACGATGTGACATTTCGGGAAATAGACCCGCTGTGTGCCGCGCTGGACGAACTTTGCATGGCGTTGAATTGCTGGTATGCTGCAATGAACAGCCCGTGGCAGCGGGAAGATCAAACATACCGCAAGATGTTGGCAAAGAAAACCAAGACAGCATTGAAGCGGATTATTCAGAACGAGGGTGAATCGGCTGATGAAGTGTCTGACAAGAGGTGCTGTAAATCGATTGAGGATCCCGATAGAAGTTGATTTCTCCATCAATGAACATTTCTCGGATGGCTTTCAGACACCAGTTACAAGTAGGGCAATCGTGGTAACCGCCACAACCGCCCGGATAACTAAAGAAAGGCTCAGGGGAATCCGGTGATTGAAGAATAACAATGGAAGCGTGATAAGGTTCCTGCTCGTAAGAAAAGCACTGGGGACAGCCGATGCGAAAATCAATTCGATAGGACATTGTATTCACCTCCTTTCTGCTTGAAAGCTTAACATGATTCTGCTGAGAGCACAAGGAATGGTGAACAAGAGTACATGAAAAAGCCCAGGCTGGGAGCCGGGGGAAATGGAGAAATTATGAAGTACGAAGAAATTATGGCGTGCATCCAGGATATCAACGGCCCTTGGAGCAACGCGGCCTGCATGGGCTACTGCTTGATCGCAATGCGCCGGGCGGGGCTGAGGCCTACGGTACAGCGCCGGGTGCTGCGGGTGCTGGAAGGGGTGTTCGACGATGTGAGTGTGGAGAAGGCCGAGAAGACCGGATATGCCAATAAGGAGGAGTAAGGAGTGGACCGTTATATGATCGTGATCCCGGCGAAGAACCGGGCATTCAACATGAAGTGTGATGATGGTGACAGCATGAAGCTGGAGACCCTGCAGAAGCTGGTGGGCGGGCCGATCGAGCCGGTGCCCGCCTTGCTGAGCGCCGAGTGGGCGCGGGAGAAGGACGTGGACGGCATTCTGCTGCTGGTGAACGAGGAAGGGCTGATGAAGGAGCGCCCCCTGACGAACCAGCGCGCCAGTGAGATGACGGCGGCAGAGCTGGTGGGCCCGGCAGTCGTGGCCGCAAAGCGCGGCGATGAGCTGATCGGCTTTGCAAAGCCTGTGGTGGACACCATCTGCGCCGAATGGCTGTGAGGTGCTGCCATGGGCCGAAAGCAGAAACTGCCCTTTGAGCACTGGCAAATTATTGAATTGCTGCACATCACACAGGATTTTTACTCAAAACCGGAGAATGAGGCTGCATTTCAGGAATGGAAGGCGGCCAGAGATGCGAGAAAAACAAAAAGGCCCGCCGGTGCTGGAACACCGACGAGCCAACCAGGGTGATGGTTTGACAACACATCACCAGAAGTTTAACACAGAGTTGGAGGATTTGCAAATGAAAAAGAAGATCACGGGCAGCGTGCTGAGCGCCGGTGCCATTGTGCTGGGACTGGCTGCAGCAGGCTGCGGCGGGGCCATTGAGAACGCGGCCAACGGCTGGGCAATGCTGGGCTACACGCTGCTGGCCATCCTGCTGGGGTGTGCAGCCCTGGCGCTGGCCGGGCTGGGCCTGGTGGCAGAGCAGCGGAAGGAGCCGCAGAAGATCCACAAAGTGCCGGAGAACACGGTGAAGAAAGCTGTCTGCGGCAGAAAGGTGGGGTAAGGATGGTACGGATTGAAATTAAAAAGACAGTCAAGGGTCAGATGATGCTGGCGGTGGAAGCTGAGCATGAGAGCCTGGACGAAGTTCTGACATGTGCTGCCCGGTGCTTTGTGGGTGTTGCACGGAAGCTTTTAGGCCCCATTTCTACTGACCCGTTATTTGCCGACGAGGCGGCGAAACTTATTAAGGATTTGCTGACGGACACGGAAGGCTTTAAGGTAACGGAAGGGTACGAGGGCAAAGAAGCAAAATTTATTGCCGCGCTGAACGGTATGAATGCGGGGGAACAGAAATGACGCTGGAAGAGTACAAGAACATTTTGATTACCGGGACACCGAGTGACCGGGCGCGGGCCATTGCCGAGGCCGGGAACGACAGGAGCCTGACCGACGAGGAGTTCCACGAGCTGACGGCCATGATCAAGGGCGTTGTGCGGCCCGCCCGGCGGAAGATGACCCCGGACGAGGCGAAGTTGTGGGCAGAGATCAGCCTGGTGAACACCCGGCTGAAGAATGCCATGAACGATGCGGCCTTTGCCGTGCGTGCCCTGCCGGGAGACCTGCAGGAGGATGCGATCAATGTGCTGAGCCACACGCTGAGCGGGATGATGAGCAGTCTGGCTGCCCTGATGGCCGAGACCGGGGAACCCTGATGGATAAGACCCAGTGTGTACATGTGTTTGAGATCACCCGGATCCGGTGCCTGGCATGTGCAGGCCGGAACCGGGCGTGCGGGGAATATGAAGAACGGAGAAACTATGAAAAACGATGCAAGAAAGATGGCACTGGAGAACCAGATCGAGCTGGCACAGCAGAATGCGATTGACTTCACCCATGCCTGCATGACCATTGCGCTGCATGATGTGTTCGGCGTAGGCAAAGACCGGCTGGACAAGGTGACCCAGCGGAAGGATGAAATCAATGGGGAGCTGATGCGGCGGATGGCCATACCTGCAAAGAATCAGAAGGCCCAGCTGAACGAGGCCGAAAAATGGCTGGTGGGGTTGCTGCCAGAGGGTGTGGTGAGCGTATTTCGTGTCCCGGTGATAAAAGGTGTGCCCCGGAAGCGGCGGGAAGTTCAGCTGAAGATGGCCATTGACAGGGCGGCCACGCTGGAATGGCGGGGTTATGCTACCGCCTGCGCCCAAGTGCTGGGCTTTGGCCCCCGGCGGCTGGAAAAACTGCGGTAGGAAACAATTGCGAATTTTGGCCAGCTGAACGAGTGGGTGGAAACCGACGGCGTGGATGTGGCCATGGAAATGCTGTGCCGCTGCGCCCGGGACGCTTACAAGACCGAGGTAGAAGTGCTGGATGTGCCGGACGAGGCTGTATTGGAAAAACAGCGGAGGGAAACGGAGGAGACGATACGTCAGCTGCAAGTGCAGGCGGTACAGCGGGAAGTGAGCCGCAAACGGGTGCCTTGTGTGCTGCCGCTTTCGGAAGCCGAGGTGCAGCGGTGTGTGGAAGCGGTAACTTCATCGGTGCACAGCTCCCCTGAAATGAGCACCGTACTTAGTAGAAGGAGAATCTGAGATGCAGAGTGGATGCAGATGGGTATACACCCTGATGGACTGGGAAACCGGCGAGGTGGTGGCCAAGGGCACCAGCGTGGAGCTGGTGGAGCAGGGATATTTTCCCGATGTGAACAAGCTGAGCAGCGTTTGGAATAATCTGGAAAAATGCAAGAACCCCAGCCCGAAGAACTACCGGTGGAAGATGGAGCGGAAGAGCACCAAGGACGACCGGGTGGAGAGGGCCCGGGCAGAGGGCCTGAGTGCGGACGAGCGGGCCGAGACCCGGATGGTGCGGGTGTACAGCTGCTACGGTGCGGACGGCACCCTTCTGGGCAAGGGCACGGCGGCAGAGCTGAAGGACAAGGGATTGTTTGGCAGCGAGGGCACAGTGCACGAGTGCTACCGCAAGCGGGGCGGCGTGTACAAGCCCGGCGGCGTTGCGCGGATGGAGATGGAGCTGTGCCAGAAACGGATCAGGCACCCCATAAAACGGCCGGATCAGCCGGTAAAGGTGAAGCGCAAGCCCATTGGCGGCGTGCTCGACCCCAGCCTCCTGGCCTACGACGTGCATGATCTGATGATCTACAACGAGAAGGCCCGGAAGATCGGAAAGCCGGAGCTGACCTACGGATACTGGGCGGAAAAAGGAAAGCCCGCCACGCCTTAAACACCTTAGTCTATTATGAAGAGCAACGGATACGATGGACTGACACGTCCACCGTATCCGTTACGTTTCATAATACCTTTATAAAAAAAGAGGGGTGCAAGACCCCTTGAGGGAGCTAGTATACCCGTTATTTCTGTGACGGTGGGGTCACGAGAAAGAGACTATCAGCAGAAAGTGAAAGCCAGCAGGAGGGCACCGGGATGCGCTGTAACTACATCCGAGAGAAAAAATACCAGTGCGGGGATGACTACATGGCAGTGGGAGTGTTCTCCATCATTCCACAGGAACACCGGGGCCGGGGAAAGAAGCGGAAGGAATCCAGCGAGGGACAGAAGGCGAAGAACAAAATGGATTCCCTGCGCAAGCGCCAGAGAAAGGCGCTGACCAATTTCAGTCCGGCGGGAATGTTCCTGACCGGTACATACGAGGATCCATTTCTGCCGGAGGACATTCTGGCCTGCCGGAGAGACGTGGAGAACTACAAACGGCGGGTGATGGCGGCGACCTGCAAGCGATTCGGGGCAAGGCGGGAGGACATCCGCCTGATGCTGGTGGCGGTGCGCAAGGGAGAAGCAGGACGGCTGCACATGCACGGTTTTGCGGAATGCACGGGCCTGACTGCGGCCCAGCGCCGGGAGTGGCGGGAGATGCTGGAGGATCTGTGGCGGCGGCGTATCCCCGGCTCCAACGAGTTTGAGCCGCTGGGAACCATGAACGTGAACAGAATCGATATGAAAAAGCTGCTGGGCAAGAGCGTGCAGGGCGAATACGGCACGGTGGGCTACTTCTACGGCCACAAGGAGCGGCTGTGGGTGGAAACGGCCAACCTGCGCCCGGCCATTGAGCAGGCCCCCAACGATGGGAGATGGAGCCGGAAACAGCTGCGGGCCGCCTGCGGGGAAAAGCAGAACGATGCCAAGTGGTGGGAGCAGCGGTTTCCCGGCTGGAAGATGGAAAAGTGCATCGTGCTGGAGCCCGGCGGGCTGCATGAGAGCCCGAAGCGGGAAGGAACCGGCTGGGAACGGCTGGAACCGCAATGCTATGTGATCCTGCGTCGGCGGGAGGCTGCGATTCTTCGCACCTGACAGATAAAACACCGGTATTTTGCGCGTTATACCCATGCGAAAAGAAGGTGGGGCGGTGACAAAAGAGCAGAAGAAAGCGACCCGGCAGGCTCTGCGCCGATATGGCGAAGGGTCTGTTTGTGCTGCCTGGGCGCAGGTGATCGGGGCGGTGCTGGCCTGGTACGACCGCAATGACCCGGTATGCGCCCAGCTGCTGCGGCTGCGCTACCTGCAAGGTCTGCCCGAGGAAAAGGTGATCGCCCGGTTGTATGTGGGGCGGACGACCTACTACACCAAAGAGCTGGAAGCCCTGAGCACCGTGGCAGTGTGTGCAGCGGATGCGGGGCTGCTGCCCGGCGGGCAAATGTCCGGGGTATTTTGAGCGGGCGAGACGTGATAGGCTATTTGCAAAGGCAGGTGAGAGAGTTGGCGAAAAAGCGGGCGTACTGCAAGAATACCGTGAAGGGGAAACAGCGGGGAAAGAAATACCCGGCGGCGTTCCGGGCCGAGGTGGTGATGGCCATGCTGGGCTCCAACTCCGTCTGCGCTGTGGCGAAGAAGTACGGCGTGCCGGAGAGCACCATCCGCAGCTGGATGAGCGAGGAGGCAGGCCGCAGTGATGCCTTTGCAAAGGCCCGGCAGGAAGCCGCGCGGGAGATCGCCATCCGGGCAAGCCTGGGGGTGCGGGCACAGGTGACCTTTTTGCAGGGCCGGGCCGCTGAGAGCCAACGGGCGGCGCAGATCACGGAGAGGCTGCACCGGCGTTTGGACGAGGACACCCGGGCCCGGGACTTTGCCGTGGGCACCCTGCTGAAGGATGACCCGGAGGAGCTGGCGGATGCCACCGAGACCGGCCTTGTGGTGTATGCCAGCCCGGGCAGCTATGACAGGCAGCTGGATGACACGGAACGCAGGCGGCTGAACGCCGAACTGGAGCGGTACGAGGGCCGGGTGATGAGCGACAAGAACGCGGCCGGTGTGGCCAAGGTGCTGATGGAAGTGGCCGAAAAGGCTGCTGCCATGGTCCCGGCGGAGAACACCGACAGCGAGAGCGGTCCGCCGATGGTGGAGATCGCGGCAGCCAGTGAGACGGACGGCCAGCAGGAGGTGGAAGTGGATGGCGGCACAAAGGATGCGTGACGGCAGACCGGTGATCTGGTCGCCGCAGCCTGCCCAGGCACGGTTCATGCAGCGCACCGAGAACGAAGTGCTGTATGGCGGGGCCGCAGGAGGCGGCAAGAGCGATGCGCTGGTGATCGAGGCCCTGCGGCAGGTGGAGATCCCACACTACCGGGGGCTCATCATCCGAAAGACGTTTCCCCAGCTGCGGGAGCTCATTGACAAGACCATGCGGTATTACAAGCCGGTTTTCCCCAAAGCCCGGTACAACAGCAGCACCCACTGCTGGACCTTTCCCAGCGGTGCAAAGATCTATTTTGGCAGCCTGAACCACGCCCAGGACAAGTACAACTATCAGGGCCAGGCCTACGACTTTATCGGCTTTGACGAGCTGACCCATTTCACCTGGGAAGAGTACAGCTACCTGCTGAGCCGAAACCGTCCCAACGGCCCCGATACCCGGGTTTACACCCGGGCCACGGCCAACCCCGGCGGCATCGGCCACGGATGGGTGAAGGCAAGGTTCGTCAGCCCGGCCCCGCCCGGCACCCGGATGGTACAGATGGTAAAGGCCAGGGCTCCGGACGGACGGGAAATCGTGCAGCGGCGGACCCGCATCTTTATCCCCAGCACCGTGTTTGACAACGCGGCCCTGCTGGAAAATGACCCGGGATACCTGGGCACGCTGGCTGCGCTGCCGGAAGCGGAGAAGAAAGCCCTGCTCTACGGCGACTGGGACAGCTTTACCGGGCAGGTGTTCACCGAGTGGAAGAACGACCCGGCCCACTACGACGACCAGCGGTGGAC